GCTCCATCTTAAACTCAACCTTATTATTCTCTGTATCGCCAGGAAGTGGGATATAAAGAGTTCTGTGAGACTGAGATTTAAGCCCAGTTTGTAAGAATCTAAACATCTTGTCTTCTCCGTCAGAAGATAACTTTGCACCTTTAAGCGTTACGATATACCTTGGAACAGCCTTGTTTTCAAAGTAATCAATATTATATTGTGAAGCAAGTTGATCACCAATTAGCGAAGGCATTGCTGCTACGATATCTGGAATACCATAAAATGTATTTAATGGAGAGTATTCTTTATAATGAATAATCTCATTTGGGCGTGGATCAGCAGTCATTGGGTTTTTATTCTTTGCCCCAAAGTTTCTAAAGTAAACCACTGAGTTTCCAATAATCTGTACAAATCCATCGTGCAGACGACGTACACGAACTGTTGTTGCTGGTATATGACCAAGATAGCCAATCTCTCCAGTAACAGTTCTACCTATTTCAAGAAAACCATTTCCTGTAGCCTGTACATCTGTATAAAACTTTTCCATTGTTTTAGTAAATGAATCGTCATCGTTAAGGTTTTCTATCCAGTCTTTAAGTTCTAACTTCATTCTTTCAATACGATTACGAGCACGATCTACCGCTGCTTGATCTTCGTTCATTTCAAACCTTAGCATCGTTCTGTCTGCAATATCAAAACGGTATCCTAAACCAACCACGTTTTCTACCTTAGCATCAATAGCAGCATGATTAGCAAATGATGTGTCATAGAAGTTTGCTAATTCATACATGTTATATGGAGGAGTGATTACATCAAATAGTCCGTAACCATTTCTATATACCGTGCCAGGATTAATTGCTTTTGATCCAGCGTCTACTCCTGATGGAGTTGCATTAGCAGAATCAAGATATTCGTTTGTTGCAAAAGTCATTGCTTTTGTTACATTACGTGCAGTTTTTCTACGAAAGTTTTGATCTAATCCAGAAAAATCTTTAAGTTGATCCCAAGATTTGTTAAATGGATCTTGTGAACTAAAAGGATTGTCGTCTCGTTCTTGGGTATTTAACCCAACTCTTACATATTCATCACTCATCATTACCATACTTATCATAGGTTTGTCGTGCTGCTACCCAAGCACCATGATCATTCATGGAAGGAATTAAACCATTCTTCATTCTATCTAACTGTTCAGAATGTTCTTCCTCGCTAATTCTTGTAAGTCCAGGCACAAACACTGCCTTACCTTCGCCATCATCTCCGTAATGCATTGCTGCTTTTCTTAATTCTGCAATCTTAGAGATGTCTCCACGTTCTGATGGAATATTTAATATGCTACCGTCGCCGTCAGTAAACCAGGCTCCACTAGACTTTTTGTATACGTATAGTCCCCAGTTATAGTCTTTTTCTATTACTTTGCGTCGGACATTGCCAACTTTTTTAAGAATTTCATTATCCATAACCATAAGTATAGCAGATTATACTGGAATTTGAACCGTTGTCTGCCAAACTGTATCTTGATAGATCTTTAATCTTTCAGCATCAAAAATCATACCCTCTTCATCATCAATGATAATCTTATTAGTTCCAAGGTATGTTTTGTATACATCTGCAGGACTTACTCCGTATAGATCTGATGAAGAAATAACAAGAACGCCTTCCCACGTAAAACTATTTAACCAATACTGCCAATCAAAGTTGGTTACTCCGTCTGTTTTAATCTGTAGCCAAGGTCTAAATAATGTGCTTTGAACCTGCTGTAGGTTATTAGCCTGGTAGTAGGCAATATTATTAAATATCATTGGACCAGTTAGGTTAATTGCACCTAGGAATGAGTCAAAGTTTAAGGCTGTAGAAAATGCGATTCCAAGCACTCCCCACTCCTTCTTAGTAATAACTGGTTCTCTTACAATACTTCCGTTCCAGAAATATGACAAACCATTAAACTCTTGACCAGTTAACTGACTACGAGCAAAGATTCTTGCTCTAGATCCTTTTTCACTGTCTGCAACCATATAAAACTTTATGGTGTCTGCTCTGTACCTAATCTCAAAAATTTCTGTTGGTGTTCCTGGGAAAAAGTCTTCATCGTATCTCATCCAGATCTGAGCAGCACTTATTCTATAGTTATCAGAGTTAGCCTGATTAATTGGAATTGCAATTCCTCTATTTACGTCCGTGTCAAATTCACCACGAATTTCTATTCCGCTTTTTCTATTTAAATATAGATATGGAGTGCTTCCTTTATAAATGCTAAACGGATTCTTTGCTTTATAGTCATAATAGATCCCAGCACGAGTGTATGGGAACATATTAACACCAAACCTAGTGCCTACTGGATTAAATGAGTTATCGCTTAATGCTTGAGATGCTAATTCTAATCTTCTTAAAGCAATAGGCTTTGTTAGAATATTCCTAATGTTAAACTCAAGGTGATAAACAATTGCAAGTTCATTAAAGTCTATGGTCTTAGTTGGATAAATAAGTGTATTGTCAACTACCTCAAATTTAGTGCTAGCCCAGGAGGTATAGTCTGCCATGTCAATAATTCTTCTTGATGTTGGGGCAACGGTTGTGGTAAAACTGCTTTGTGGTAAATTGGCTCCTTCATCAACATATTGGAAGGTTAGATAACTTCTAACAGATGCGTCTTGCGTGTTGTACTCATAATATTTGACAGATTTTTGTTTCATGTCTTCATAGTTATTCCAACCACTAAACAAGAAGTTGTCTAACTGATAATAAGTCTTTTGGCTAGGGTTGGCATATTCATCTTTTAATTGTCCATAAGTCCAACTCTCTAGAACAACTTCATTTTCAACTGATTCAGAAGGAGCAGGGTATCCTATGTTAAACTGTAAAAAATCTAAGTCGTAGAACTGATTGCCTACATCATTTGCCACAAATTGAGCAAAGTAAGATAATGGTAAATAGTCTTGCCAGTATCCAGAAACGCCTATGTCTAGGAAAAACTTATCGTATGCCTCTGTTGGTAATAAGGTATAACTTGCTGTGTGTTCAATTAATGCTATGGCAGTTGTTTCTTCTGTTACCCCGCTTTCTGCAAGATCATCAAATAACACAATGCCTTGTTCATCAAAATAGTCTTGAATGTCAACCGTGTTAGATGCAGTGGCAAGACCAACAGTATAGATTTTTCCAGTAAACGTATTTTCTGCTTCTTCATCTCCACCAACATATAATTTTAATCCATTCTGGTTTCCAAAGAATGAAGATACATTTTGACCAAAAGAGTTTGAAACTGTTTGAACATTTAATCCAACTGCAAAAAATTGATTTGACTCAAGAGATGGAGTTGTATATATTTCTTGATCTGCCCCATTGTAGTTTAAAACATATTTAACTATATCTTCTTCTTGCTTAACAATAAAGTAGTCTCCAGTTAAAGAGTTATAAATCTTTAAAAGTGTTTGAGCCTGTACTGGTCCAGATTGTGGTTCAATATCACTTGTGCTAAAAACAGCATAGACAGATCTAACCTGATCATTTAAAACGTTAAATCTTGGAAAGTTAATATAGCACTGCTCTGAATCCCATGTTCCATTAGGTCTAAAAGAAATAAACTTATATGATGGAGGCTGTGATTCGTTATAGCCAGTCTGAATAACTTGGCAGTCATCGTATAAATTCTGTATTGTTTTTGTGTCTAAAAATATTTCTGGTAGTTGATATGCTGGAGTGGTAATTGCAGTGTTTGTTGTTACCAGGTTATCAAAAGATCCTTGTTGCCATTCTGCAAAATCTGGATAGTTATAGTTTGCTGTGTAATCTGCAAAAGGGTAGTCAATAAATGCTGATGTTCCTCCGTATGCAGCGTTAATTCCTTCTGGAGAAAGAACTCCTTGACCATAGACCCATCTACGTTTAGCAACTGTTGTTGGAACTTGATATGGATAAATAGCCACACAATCAATCTCAACTGGAGTTACATCTGTGTATGCATAAAACCCTAGCCAGTCTTGTGATTCTGAGTCTACTTCTGGCAATGGTAAATCTAGTGTTGCGGTGTCAATTGCCATAGAGATTACTTCTTCTCCATTAATAAATACCGTTGCAGAATTACGAATTAAACGAATGTGAATAAGCATTGGTCTATACCATTCACCAACAAAGTGAGAAGAAAATGTATTGCCAATTACTAAAGTTAAAAATCCACCTTCAACATAGAGACCGTCTGTTCCTATAATAGGACCAAAAATTCTTTTAGGTGCTATAGCGTCTGAGTTAATTCTTGCCCAAAACTCTACAGTATATTCTTTGTATCTACCAATTTCATTTAAAAATCCTTTTCCAGGGATAATTAACGATGGCTCTCCTGATGTATTTGGTAAAAGTTTTGTTACTCCTGAAGCACCAAAGACTAATGGAACGCTAGAGTTTTTTGCAACTAAGGCATTATCATTAACAAGATAATAACCTTCTTCTGTTGATATTCCGTATGCTGCTGCTGGAATTACTTGGCTAGTTGTATCTAATGCAATATCAAGTGGAAAAGACTCAGGAGTAGCGCCAAGAGAAACGGTATTGAATTCTTCTGACCATTGACCAACAGTAACGCCATTAATATAAAATCTATAATCAAGTGGAGAGGCTCCACCAGTAGTAGTTGTTATTTTTATAACAGCACGTAGATTGGTATTCTCATTTGGAATTTCAAAGGTTTCAGAAATAAAAGCCCAACTCTCAAAAATAGTAGTTGGGAAAACCTTAAGGTTTTGAACCACGGTAGATGTTGTAGTATCTGTATATTCGTATCCAATAGATACAGATTGCAGGTATGGACTTGCAGAATAAAAATATGTTCCTACTGCAAAGGTTCCAAGATCTGAGTTTAAATTAGTAAAGTTAGTTAGGTTTGGGCTTATACAGATAAGATCGTCGGTTGCTCCAACTGGAACACTGCCTGCCAACCTTGTTGTTTCACTATCTGGAAATGGTTCATCTCCAACAATATTGCTTGTTGCTGTACAACCAGTTTTAGTCCAGTCATTTGTTATATCCCGCTGAGATTCAGAAATAAGACTAATATAATCAGCATCATCGTCTAGCGCCCAAAGAACTAGTGGGTGCTCTGCATAAATTTTTTCTGCATACAAATTGGACGGGTTGGACATATTTCTCCTATCCCCTTATTATAGCAGGGTGAATTTAATTTTTAGGAACCCACAACTTTTCATTGCCCTTGTTGTGATATCTTGCCATTACAAACAATAAGTCTGAAAGCCTGTTTAGATACTTTGCAATATTTGGATTGATACCCTCTATTTTCCAAACCTGACGTTCTGCCCTTCTTACAATCGTCCTTGCATTATGCAAAGCGCCTGTAGGCAAAACAAAAGAATGAAGCGGCTCTAGATATTGGTTATAGTCGTCAATGATATTTTCTAAATGAGTAATTCTTTCTTCTGATATTGTTATTGTTGGAGCACCAGATAGTTCTGCACCTAGATCAAATAGATCACTTTGGATTCTATCTATAATGTCATTATGAAAATCAGTTGCCATACCTATAGCAGAGTTTGCTTCGTCTACCGCTCCTATTGCCTCAATTAAATCGCTGCTCTTGTCTATTCGTTCATTAGTGGCGGTAGAGGTTTTTCCATCATCACCAGTCTTTGTATAAATACGAGTTAAG